CCTGCGGTCGTAACACGGGGGACTTCGTCCGCCCTGCTTGCCCCTGCGCGGGGGGCGCTTTCTCTTGCCAAATCGGCTATTTCTCATGTGACGCTTCGCTGGACGCTGCGCGTGGCTCGACGCTGCGCGTGGCATCGGGGATCGTAACGCTGCGCTGGCTTTAATTTTAATAAATTTATATATTGATAATATTCCATCTGTCCTCCGATAATTTACTCTGATCCGGTTGAAAATTACTAAATACTATAACATGTGGGATATTAAACATAACCCATTTACTTTCATACTTGGTGCTCAAAAATCCTCCATTTTTAAAATTTTCCATAACTTCGTATGGTACTTTATCAACTGCTACTCTGGCTAAATCTATGAACACGACCGACTGTCTTTCGTATGCGTAGTATATGTCCTGGTGCCTCCCTCCGGTGATGATGAATCCTGACTGTCCGTTGCATCGCCACTCTCTAGCAAAAGTCGATTTACCAGTGTTTCCAACTTCATCGATGTACCATGTAACCTGTCTATTATGCGCTGGGCCCTGGAGTACGGTATGGAGATCGCTTTGCCATCCGGGACGGGGGACGAGGGGAGATCTAATGACTTTAGATTCTTGTATACTGTTGGTGAGCGTTTTAACGTATCTGGGATATTTTGCAAGCATAGCGGGGAAAAGATCAATAATCTGTGATTCGGTTAAAAGATTCTCTTTCATTGACTCTGTAAATTCTTTAATATCATTCCTGGCTCCTTTACCTGGTGAAATTGTTCCAAATTCAAAGGGGCCATCAAGACGGGTGTCTTCTTTTTGGCAATATTCGGCTGCTTGTAAGGGTGTGCCTTTTGTTTTTTCCAAGTGAACTCGGTCCCCGAGGTACTCCTTGAGGGTCGACATTGCTTTCTTAACTTTAAGTTGTATGAATCCTTGGTGGTGGATGGTGTTTTCACACTCAGTTTGGAAAACAAGGTATTGAATGTTCTCATTGGACTCGAACAAATTTCTAAGGTCTTCTGTTTCTTCATCTGTTGGATTATTTAATGTAAAACACCAATTTTTGCACGCCATAATGTATGTCCAAGGTGGGGGGTAATACTAAACCCCCACCTTTTTAACCTTGGATTTTCGAAGGATAAGTAATCGGAGATTTAATATTTCTTTCGCGATGGCTGCTCAACTTGCATATTACGGGGGTCGTGCTGTACGCTTAGGTTTACAAGGGTATACACATTACAAAAAATATCAACCACTCTACGATACAGGTGCTGCAATCGGTAGTGCCGCATACGCTGGGATGAAACGCAAGGCTTCAGCTTCAAAAAAAAATAGAGCTTCTAAAAAAGCTAGATATGCACCAAAACGCAAATTTGGTGGAGGTAACAACAACGTCGTCACACAACAGCATGATGTGCGAAATAGAAAACGTAAAGGAATCTCAAAAAAGGGACGAAAATGGAAGTCTTTCGTCAAGCGTGTGGAAAAAGCTGTCAACTATAGTGACGAACTATGCACGTTCGTTGAGAATAGTAATGCTTTGTTTACTTCTAATTTCAATCCTGGTAGGAACGTACAAAATCCATTCCCTACAAGTATCATCGGTGACGCAAGCGATATGAGACTGGGTGTGTATGTAGGTGGAAACAGTGGAGTTAAACGAATGATGAATGATATTCGTGTACAAGCTGACGGTGTAACAAGTACACTCTTCATAGCTAAACAATTGGGAAATGCACAATTTATAAATTTCTGGATTAAAGCGTGTAATATAAGTATTGGTCTAGAAAATACTAGTGGAGCTATAACTGCTGCCGACGGACAGCAAATTTTTATTGACATATATGAATGTATATCTAATCAAACAATGGATACAGCTAACGCACCCTACTTAGGTGCTCAGACTGCATGGAATAATTGTCTGCTGAACTCTGTTAATCCCGGTGGTTCTACTGGAAGTGTTGGTGCTTCGATACCTGGTTTTGTGAAAAATACTGCAAGTACTGCTGGTGTAACTCCTTATAATGCTCCTGATTTTGGTAAATACTGGAAGATAACCAAAAGTACAAGGATCACCCTAAATAACGGTGCTAGAATGAATTATACTGCCTCCGGCTATAGAGGATTCGTTAAAGGACCCGAGTTGCTAGGGACGCAACAGGTCGAGAAGAAAAAAGTTAAAGATTTCATAATAGTAGTTAACCCTACTTTCAATAATCCTACACTAACTGCAACAACACGGTTGTGCAATATTCAATGGTCAAAATCTTATTATATTGGAACAAATCTACCTGGAAGAGATGCTCCTATTAGTGGTACTTATACTTATGTTTAAGGTGCAGCCTCCCTGCGGTCGTAACACGGGGGACTTCGTCCGCCCTGCTTGCCCCTGCGCGGGGGG